TCCAAGGCGGTAAGGATGTTTTTTATTCCGCCGTTGTAGTTTTCTGTTGCATCCTCGGAGTCGGGTGCTCAGTATTGATAGCAATTCTAATCCATAAACTAACACAATGATGAACATAACTAAAGACAATGCATACGAAGTAGTTCAGGAGCTCGAGCACCAAGCCAAGACTTCCGATACTTTAGCCGACGAGATTGCTTCAGCAATTCAAGTCGTTGAACACAGTGAGTTACCACCAAGAAAGACCGAAGAAGTTTTTGATTACTTCGCTGACCAGGGTCTAACACACATCTGGCAAGCGGACATTGATGGCAGTATTAACATTTGTGAAATCCACAAGGAAGGATTCTTTGACCCGATAGTCTCAATGCCCTGCGATGGCATCAGCATCAAGTCACTTCGTCAAGCAATCGAATACGTAATGGATCAGGAGGAACTATAATGGCTCACTTTTATAATTGCACTGACGTATCAGAGCCCCAGTTCGAGGGTGACATCACTACCCCAGCTCAGGCTAAGAAGAAAACAAAAGTCTACCCATCCGTTACTACTGTCCTCGGCATAGTAAAGGATGCCTTCTTGGATAGTATCTACAAACCCAAGATGATTACATCCCTGGCCCGACAGTTCCCGCACCTCGCGTGGCAGGACATCGAGCGTCTAACATACGGAACAAGGGAGCACCCTATTACTGGTGACACCATTGAGTCCTCGGAGTTCGGCACCACTGTTCACAAGGTCATTGAGGAGCACGTTGATTACAACTTCCTTTACTCAGACCAACAGCCAGAGGCTAGTGTCTGGGACGAGTGGGCTACACCATTCATAGAATGGATTCACGCTGAAGGCGTTAAGCCGATAGCTTGTGAAAAGATTGTAGCAAGTAATCGAATCAAGATCGCCGGTAGCGTGGACTTCATTGGTCACGATTCCGATGGTCAGTTGTTCTTAGCGGACTACAAGTGCAGGACTAACACCAAGGGCAAGGCTAAGACTTACCCCAAGGACTGCCAGCAGTTAGCCATTGAATCATTTATGCTGATGAAGGAGCACGGTCTGGATTACTTACCAGCCTGTCGTTCCGTTGTCATTGACTGCGATACCAAGAAGCATCATCACAAGGACTGGAAGGAAAGCGATATGCAGAAAGGAATAAAGGTAGCGAAGAAGTGCGCTGAACTTTACTGGCTGCTACGTATGAAATGAATCAATACGAAATTAAATACACGATGAACAATATGCCCGATGGCTACGTGGGGAAGACTTCTAAGTGGGCTAATGATGAGAGTTCAGCATTAAAACATTTGCTAAAGAAGGCTCCCGACAAGGCTGGGCGGTGCGTCTTCAAGCGAGGTGCGACCGGGCAAATACTATCAATCAAACAACAGGAATTAGAATGAACGAAATCAATCCAATAACAAGCACACTTGATTTCTTGAACTCACACAACAGCGACAAGGACTTCGATGAAATGATTTCTCGAAACAAATTCCTGAGTGAGTGCAAGGTCAAGGGCTTTGACCGAATGAAACGCTTGGGTCTAATCAGCAATGACAAGACAACCAGGCGAGGCATACGATTCACCGAAGATCAGAGGAGGGAGTTCGCCAGCAAAGCTTATCAATTAAGAAAGCAGGGCTTGACATACAAGTCAATTCAATCTGAACTAGGTGGCGTAGCAGAAAAAAGTATAAGAGAATGGATGAAAAAATATGACGTATCTTCCTCAGAGTAAAATAAAAGAATTCAGAGAACGGAACAAACCGCTGTGCTGTCCTATCCTAGCCTCGAAGAAAGACGATTGGGTTCTTGACCACGACCACCAGACCGGGATGGTTCGAGGTGTTATATCCAGACAAGCAAACAGTTTACTTGGCAAGGTAGAGAACTTCTATCTCAGAATGTGCAAGGGTGACAAGGAACATTTGCCTGGTGTCCTCGATGCTATGGCTGCTTACCTCGAACAAGAAACCTTGGATGTCCTTCACCCCGTTGGACTTATACAACTTACGAAAAAATTTAAAAATTCATTGACAGCCGCCGAATAGGCTGTTGAATTAAGAGTTCTAGGAGCGACCAAGAAAGAACTTGAGTCCTGTTCCAATGAAAAAGATCGATGCAAACTGTATCGTGAACTAACAAAAAAATACTATGAACATACTACAGAAAATACAGTCGGAGCTCAAGGCTCCTAAGGGTCAAAGGAATAACTTTGGCAACTACTCATACCGTTCTGCTGAGGACATCCTCACGGCGGTCAAACCACTACTAGAAAAATACGGCTCCGCACTTGTATCAAGGGACAGCCTTGAGGCGCACGGTGATCGCATCTTTGTTAGATCCGATGCTGAACTATACAATGAGGAGGCCAAACTTATTGGGTCCTCGACAGGTTTCGCAGAACACGCAGTGACCAAGAAGGGTATGGACCAGGCACAGATTACTGGCTCCGCTAGTTCTTATGCTCGCAAGTATTCTCTCAATGGACTCTTTGCTATTGATGATACCAAGGACTCCGATGCCACTAACAAGCACGGCAAGAGCCAATCTCTACCAGTTGTTACATCAACTGAATTCTAACCAACCAATAATAACTATGGCTGAATACGATAACACAAACACCGGAACATTCTTCGTGAATGACCGTAAAGAAAAACCCAATCAACCTGATTACAACGGGAAGATTGACGTAGAGGGTAAGACCTACTACCTCAAAGGATGGAAGAAGGTCGCTAAGAGCGGTCTATCTTTTATGTCACTAGCGGTTAACTCCGCTGATGCACCCGCAAACGCTACTACCAATGCTCCAGTCGGAGCAAGTGCGCCAACGAGTGATGACTCCCCCTTCTAAGGATGGCGGACTTTGACAAAGGGTGGTGGGATAAGTTCCGCTCCGAAGAGATGGATGACATCCTAGCGATGACCGCTAACAAGAACTCGGATTACACGGGTGGCAAGACTTGCGATAACCCCTTCGCTAACTTTGACGCTTCTACTGAGTTCGGCGTTCATCCCCTTACAGGTATCTGCATCCGTATGCAGGACAAATTCCAGAGAGCTAAGGCTTTCTGTTCAGATGGGTCGCTCCAAGTTACCACCAAGGGCGACCAATCCAAGGATATCTTTCGTGACCTAATTGGCTACTCATTGATAGCCATAGGGATGCTCGAAAGAGAAGAGAAGAAGTAAGTCCTTGTGCTAGAATGCTTGGCTCTCCGCAAACCGGCGGGGGGTTCAAGTGTTCTTAACTTCACAAATATACTAACAAAAAATGACAAAAATTATAGAAGCCGCAGAGGTATCCCTAAGCATTCACAGCGAGATTGATGCCCTGAAATTACCTAAAGAAATAAGAATAAAGCACAACGCTTTAGGTCAGTTGCTTCGCTCCCTTTTGTCCACAGTTGAGAATGAATCAAGACGAATTGGAACTACTGGTCCATCAGCAACCACATAATGCTGAGGCGGAGGAAGGATTAATTGCATCTTGTTTACTAGAAGAGGATACATCAGTCTACGATTCCGTTACTCAAGTCGTCCAGTCGGGCGATTTTTATTTGCAGAGATGCGAACTACTATTCCAAACAATCGGCGCACTAGCACTTCAAGGCAAGCCCTTGAATGACGTGTCCGTTCTGGAGCACCTGAAGACCCTCAGAGGAGTTGATGAGGTCGGAGGCATAGCTGGTCTACTGTCCATCTGCGACAAGGCTTCTACCCCCGCTCAAGCCTCTTACTTCGCACACATCGTAGCAGAAAAGGCCAGGCTCAGGGAGCTTATGCGTTCCTGTAGGCTAGCCGTTGAGGAAGTTGAGTCCGAGACAAAGGGCTACGACGAGATTCGTTCCGAGCTGGAGAACACCATATTGTCTAAACCGTTACTCAGCCAAGCTAGGGTAAAGATTGGGGACTCCGCGAAGGAGTTACTTGATGACATTAAAAAGATGCAGTCCGGGGAATACGAACCCGATGTTGTAAAGACTCACACCAATAAGCTGGATGATTACTTAGGCAATCGAGGCATAGCCGCGGGCGAGGTTATGACCATTGCTGCCCCAACATCCTGCGGTAAGTCCGCACTAGCCCTATACATAGCACTACAGGCTGTCACTAAGGGTGGACATAACTGCGGTATCTTCTCACTATAGATGCCACAGAAGCAGTTAACGAAACGCCTGACTCAAGTGATGTCAGGAGTAAACATCCGTAGCGTAGAAGAGAACGTAGCTACTAATGCTCAAATGAAAAGGGTTACGGATACCGTCAACTCCCTGTCCGAGCTACCCATTTATACATCTCTCGCGGTCAAGAGTGCCGACGATCTGTGCAGTCAGACCAGGCAGTTCGTAAATAAATACGGAGTAAAGTTGCTAGTCATTGATTACCTACAACTCATTCCCTTTTCTTCAAGGATGGGTAAGGCTGAAGGTATAGCTGACATCTCTCACAAGATAAAGCAGATGGCTATTGATCTTAATATAGCCGTTATACTACTGGCGCAGGTCAATCGAGAGGGTGCCAAGAACGGTAAGCTCAAGCTGTATGACCTCAAGGATTCCGGGGACATCGAGAACGATGCGGACATCGTGTTACTAATGTATCCAGCCGAGGGTGACTTTGAATCCTCCAAGGAGGCAGATAGCAGGGGTCCTTATACTAAGATGTATTATGAGATAGCCAAGAATCGAGAAGGTCAACGAGACATCGGCGGCCTGTTTAAATTTTATCACTGCATAGGGAGGTTCGAGTAATGACAGAAGCACAAGTATCAGAACAAATAATGCTAGCCTTTACTGGCATCAGCAAACTAATCAAGGCTGAGGATCAGTTCAGTTCCTTTGATTATGAGAATGACAACTACCTATTTGAAATCAAGTCCAGGCGGAAGGCCTACGATCCTTGGATCATTGAGCAGTTAAAGCTGGACACCAACATAGGACTAGCGGAATCCGTGAAGAAGGACTTCATATATGTGAACGAGTTCGAGCTAATGCTTTACATTTGGAATATATCTAAATTGATTAGGCAGGACTACGACTTCAGGTTTCACAGCAGGAAGATGCCCTGGCAGACTGACTTCAACAGAACCCAGACGGTCAACAAAATGACTGGATACCTTTACAACAAGGACGCAACGATCGTTGATACTAAAGCGATAAACGGTTGACAATTTAATCTTCAATGTATTCATTTCTAAAAACAAATACATCTTTACTTTATGCCAATACCTAAAGAAAACATCGAAAGGATTCAGACGCAAATAGAAATGATTCGTCACGAATCCAGGACCCTATCCTACAGGATAGAGAGAATGGAGGAGCAACGAAAACTATTGCAGGACGAGAAGCGAAAGCTCAAGGAGTTCCTTGAATCCGGTGATGTATAATG